ATCCAGGGTGCCAGGGTCTGCAATCTGCTGCATGCGGATTTTATGAAGCTCAGTGCGCATTGTCTCGACTTCTTTTATCGCAGTCCAATTTACCTTTTCGGCGGCCTTCCATGCCTGCTCATAATGGTTTACATGCTGGACCAACAATTTGATCGAGTATATTAAAGGGTACTGCTTGAAGTGGTCAGGAACTAGCCGATAGTACCACCAAAATAGAAGTCTGTGTATTTTTAGTTTCATCGGCGCAATCTGTAAGGCTCTGTACACTGATTCATTTCATCCCGGCACCGATCTACAAGTGAAAGGAGTCTTCCCAGGTAGGCTCTGGATGGCGTTTACGGGCCTCTCCTATTCTGGCTTGCTGTTCTGCGCTTTGATCACTTGTATCGACCTTGTGGAGCTTTATCCGGATGCTCATTTCGTTCAATTCGCCGCACAGATCATCATGAATGTGGCGTTGCGGTTCTTGCTGTATTCTGCTCATAAGTCTTTAAAATGTCGTTCGTAGCCTGTAATCTCAGCATTCAGATAGTTGAATATGTACTCGCCATACTCTTTAAGCTGCGCATCGTATTCAAGCTCTGGGATCTCGCGTTTAATCTTTTCTTTCAGTGCTTTTAATTTCAGCACCTTGTCCAGCGTAATAGTGGCCATATCGTATGCTTCGCGTGTCATATTGCTTCAAGTATTTCTATAAGTTCGTCTTTGCTGCCTGACCAGATCGGCCAGCCGTTCTTCCAGATGTAGCACAGATCCAGCTTCGGTATCACCTGGATGGAGATCTCTTTGAACTGGAAGAGGATGGTCACGGAAAGTAGTAGTTAGCCGCCCGGATGATCAGGTAACAGATTGCGATACACAAGATAAAAAGGCCACATCCAGCACCTTCCTGTAAATCTTCGTTTTTACCCATGCTTCCGGTGGTAATCGGTGGTTGAATTACGTGCTGCTTTATCTGCCTGGAAGTCTTCGCGCTGCTTTTCGCGTATCTTCGCAACTTTGCCGATGGCTTCTAAAGGATTTCCAAAGGCTACGATACCGTTGTCAAATCCGTAACCGCCAGCCACAGCGCCTTTGCGATTGACTCTCTTTTTCTTAGGCTTGCTCATATTCCTGTAGTTTCATTCTAGCGTGTTCAACGTAGTACCGGGTTAGTATTTCGCCTTTCTTTAGAAGATAGCTCCAGGCCCATTCCTTTGCCTCATTCAGGGTAAAGAAAATGTGTCCTGACTCCAGGCTAAAACCTGTAGACACTTCAGAAATTATCCATCCTCCTTGGCTCTGAGTGACCTCATGCGCTGCCCACTGGTAGCCGTACAGATCGAATAGGAACGTTCCGGTGACCTCAGTGCGTTCGGTTACAGACTCGCTGTAGCCCTGGGTGATTTTGTAGGTGAGTTGCTTCATGGTTTACATTCAATTTTAGCTTTACGATGATATCCAGATTTTTCGAAGTCAGCAATCCAGGTCAAGCGTTTCTTAGAAAGGCCAGCTCCGTAAGGCTGCATTCTAAAATGACCACGCACCTTAAAAGCGCCAGATGACACAAGGTTCGTGTACCAAGTAGAGTCGATTACGGTTATGTCGCTGCGCGTCTTATTGTTGTAGATGGCATTTACCATCCGCTCGTCCCATATCTGGGTGTTAGGCTTCATGACCTTAGTCTCAACCTCCGCAAAATTAATGAACAATTCTGCCGACAGGATAGCAGACAGCGCTACACTGAGCATGTTGTCGTGCTTCTCGATGGATACTAATGGAGGCACATCCGTGTACGAACGAAAGGTCAAGTCCTCAGTGTCAAGGCGATCCACCCAGATATTAAATAGCATTCCGAAATTCTTATCCTTTCCAAAAACGAAGTGGATCTGACCCATGATGTTGATCCGATCCTCTTCAGCTAAAAGAACGTATTGCAATGTATGCGGATTACCAGCTTTAGAATGGTAAATCAGCGCCCGACAAGAGTCATGAAGTTCTTTACGATGAGGAACCAACTTATTATAAGAGGTCAGCATCGGATCAATGATCGGCTTAGCTAGGTATGTAACGACATTCTTGGAAATTTCAAGGACGCTCTTTATCTTCTGCATTGTGTAATCATTCAGAAGGTGTTTGTATTTCTGTGTGACTATCTCGTCATCAAAGAGTGCCGGAAATTTGTCTCGATCAATCTTCATAAACTCAGTTTTAAAACTATCCAAGAACTATAATTAAAATCGTAATGACCGCCACTGTCGCAATTCCGGTTGCCAGTGAAATACTCACTGAGTCAATGAATCTCTGAAAGGTAAAGTCGTGATTGTAGCGCCACCAGAATCTCTCTACCGGGCCGTATTTCAGTTTACGAACGCGCCTGGTGTGATAATTTCTAACTGGGGAGTAAGTCAGTCCGAACTCTGCGGCTGTCTCTTCAGGGGTTTTGATGGGATTGGTCATGGTAATTTGTTTAGAAATTCTCGACATAGTTTAACGCGTTCGTAGACTTCTCCCATATCAATCTTTGGGACGTCGAATTCAATGTAACGCTCTGCCAATGGGATGTCATCGAAGATACAATTTTTATCAATTTCTACGCAAGCCTGTTGGTACAGTTCACTTGCATCCGGATCAATGATTCCCATCTTATAACGCAGTTTGCTTTTCTCCTGCTCTATCAAAACATCAGGAGTGTTTTCAAGGACATATACCAAGCTTCCGGTGGGTTTTTTTAGCAATTCCATGTAGCCGTTCACTTGGAATTTATATCCCTTGTTAATCGGCTTGTGTATGTTCTCAAAGAATGTCCAGATTGACCAGGAAGATTTTATGTCCTTCACCGAAGTATCTGTGATGATGTCAGGAGTTCCGATTATGAATTCGTTCTCAAAAACTTCCCTATTCTTTTTGTAGAAGACTTTAGTACACCGAGAATAAAGCGTTATTGAACTCTCCTCAACCATGTTCCCCTTCTCAACGTATTTGTTCGTCATCTCCTGGTGACGGCCATACTTCGCCTCTATGTAGCATTCAAGAAGGTGAGCCTTACACGTTTCTCCCAGCGGATCTTTAGTCCTGCTATCGGTCATGATCGCGCCAAGCGACGAACAATGGAACCGGTAATTTGTAAAATCTACTTTCATTGCTTTGCCTTTAGTTCGTCCATTTTAACGGTGAATAAATCGAGTTGATCGTCCTTTACATGAGGACCAACCGCTTCCAGTTCCGCGACTGTCTTAGCGTCCTGGATCATAAGGACAATACGCTCAGCCTCTTTGTCGATTGCCTCCGGAGTGTTATCTACGTAGCTCACATCTTGCGTGTCCACATCCTTAATAACCGCCTGATCAAAAGTAATAGCCTTCTGCATGTCAACAGAAAGAGGCGCATACTTCGATAGGTTCAGTTTGATCACAGTCTTTAAGGCCATAGCGTCGAAATCGTCTACCCAACGGCCCTTACCTTTCTTGAAAGTCTGGCTGTACTTTATGCCGTGCTCGTTCAGTTTTTTAACACTCATGTACCACATTTTTTCAAAGCCGTTGATCAGCTTGAAGTAGGAAACGAAGCCGATCACTTTCTTGGTAAGTCGAACTTCTTCATCCTGTATCCAGGTGAATTCTATTTCACCGGTTAATTTATCCTCCTTTTTTATTTCGCCTTCCCGAACATCGACGGCGTTCAAGGTCTTAAACTGACCGGTACGCTGGGCAAGCTGAATGAAGCCTTTGTAGCCCATTTGGAACTGAGCAACTTGCCGGGTGCGCCATTGATCGCCCTCCTTGAAAGACTCATTGTACGGCACTATGTAAGCGAACCCGAGGTTATTATTCAATGGAAGATCCAGTGTTGCCGCCACTGCCGCCGAATGATACACGCTGTGCGGGTCAGCGTTTTGCAAAAGCCTGTTCGACGCAACGATCTGTAAAACCGATGTGATAAAAGAAGGCGCTCTTTTGCCTAGCATTTCCTGAAACTTATTCCGGACTTCATCGCGCCCGAATAAATTCTTAATTGTTAAAGCCTGTGTCTGTTCGCTCATAATTTTAGTTTTAAAAAAGGGGAGGATGATACCAGAGCCTCCCCCGGATGGGCTCGATTATTCTTTCCAACCGCCGTAGCCGTAGCCGTCGCCGTCGCCGTAGCCGTCGCCGTAGCCGTAGCCGTCGCCGTAGCCGTCGCCGTAGCCGTAGCCGTTGCCGTCGCCGTAGCCGTCGCCGTAGCCGTAGCCGTCGCCGTAGCCGTCGCCGTAGCCGTCGCCGTAGCCGTAGCCGTCGCCGTTGCCGTAGCCGTCGCCGTAGCCGTAGCCGTAGCCGTCGCCGTAGCCGTTGCCGTCGCCGTCGCCGTCAAGGCCCAAATATTTTAGCTGGGCTCCGGCCTCGATTGCATCAGCAATCGATACGGCTGTTTGGCCATAAAAATTGTCAATGTAAAACTCCTTCACACCTTCAACGCAGGCACCGTTATGGCATACCTCATTGAAAGTGATCAGGCGGTTTTCCATACTTCGGCGGCTTTATCGGTTACACTGAATATGGCGGTAACATCGTGCATAATGTCTACATCAGCAGTAGCGCCGATTCGTGATCCGCTGTTCGGGCCTACCTCAGCGAGTTCCATCACACCCCTTTTAGTGTTGAAATAAATTGCCATGCGGCAATTTTTAAGATCGATCAGATGGCGCGGTGCCTTCGGATCTTGAGCTGCCGTTGTTTTATAATCCATGAGTTGCTCTTCTTCAATTTGCGCGAAGAAGACGCCGCGATGCTGGGTAGTAATCAGAATGTTTTTCATTGGTATATTTTAGGGTTAAAAATTATTTCGTTTGTTCGTTAATTTCCTTCGCTGTTTTATCTGCCCAGGCTTCGGAGTCTCTAGTCTGACGTTCCAATTTATCAGCTTCATGAATCGCCTCTATTTTGAATTCCAACTCACTACGAAGGCGGTCGAGGCCGCTCAGATCGAGCCGGTCATATCGGAAGTATTTCAGTCTGTCTCTGAGTTCCAATAGCTCGAAGTACTCCACATCGCCAAATTTTATAGTCATAATACTTTAAATTCAGTGTCCGAGGTAAAAATTAAATTGGTTCCAGAGAATCGCTCGTCAACGTGGGCGAGTTCAAGCTGATAAGCGAGTTCTAGTTTAACCCCGTCTGTTTCTTTGTCGAATAGTACGGGATGGAATTCGCCTTTAGCAAAGTAAAGGTGCGGCGTGTCACTCTCCAGGTCGTTCTCCGTGTGGTAAGTTTTAAGCTCAAGGCTGTATGCGGCAAACCACTCTTCGAGGGTTTCTTCGATGTTGGCGGTGAGGGTGAGTGGTTTCATATTAAAACAGGGATTTAATAAATAAAGACAGGCATGTTGATGCAATAGAAACTATCAAGATGTGAACCACAATCCGTGACCATTTTTCTGCTATAGCCTCTTTAGCTTCTAACAGGGCGATCTGCCTTTTCAATTCTATTAACCGCAACTTGGCGGCGGTGTGGTAATTTGTTGTTATCATGGTTTCTGTTTTAATTTATGCCGTCTCTCCGTGCCGTCACCAGTTCTCGTCCGGTCCATCCCGCCCTCGTTTAGCGCACAAGGCAAGTGAAGCGCCCGGATCTTTACGACATTTGATATTTAAACTCAGCAATCTGATCTTTGATATAAGTTTCTGTATCAAAGTACGGTAATCTAATTTATGTATGCAAGTATTTACGGAAATATTTTAATGTTATTTTTTATTTACGATTTTGCTTGCTTTGTGTCTCCTATTCGTTATACCTTTGCTACATGGCAAAACAGAAATTAGGCCGCCCATCTTCTGAGGATAAGAGGGAGCCATTCAATTTAAGGCTAAAAAAGAGTATTTTAAAGGCTTTGCGTAAACGATCTGAGGAGGAGCAACGAGCTATGAATACGATTGCGGAGCGGATCCTGGAAAGAGAATTAGCATGAATAATGGTCGTAAAATGATCCGAGAAAGCATGATAGCAAAAGTAGCCTTAGGATATTGCCCATGCGGGAATCCGTGTGAGAACCCAGATACCGGGGAGTGTGCCAGTTGCGGTGCAGCACGCAGGAAAGCCGAGCGCCGCAAGGCCCCTGATCTAAAGCGCCACATTCCAAAGGTAAGCCTTAAACGAAAGGTTGAACTCGATCAATACTCGGTCCTGCGGCAAACGTTCCTGCTTCGCAAGTGGTGCGCGGTCCACGGCAAGCCATGCCTACCGGATCAGGTGCACCATCAAAAAGGAGAAAGGAATCCCGGCATTACTGGACATTCGATACTGGATCCCGGTATGTCAGCAGGCGCATAATTGGATTACTGAGCATAGCAAGGAAGCGATTGAACAGGGATATAGTTACCAACGAACGATTTAAGTCTCGGTAAGGACGTTCCCGGGCAAAGCATTAAAATGAGCTGCCGGTGTAGACCTGTCTTCGACCGGGAAATGGAGCAATCCAGCGCTAAAACAGAAGAGGGTGACAAGCGGAGAGAGATCCGCATATCATTGAAGATGCAGCGAGGGTTAACCGCCTCAGTGGTGACGGCCGCGAGCCAGGCCTGAGGGCGTTGCTTTGACAAGAGTAACGGCCGATATGTTGGAAACACACAATACGGTTTTGTCAGCAGGCCCGGGTATCGTTGAGAGGCGGTCCCGGCCTGTTTTAAAACGAAAAACTATGAGCAAGACGAAAGAGCAGATAATCGACAATATGGGGCTCGATGATCCTGATGGTGAGATCGAGGATGTTATGACCACGTGGCACGAGCAGGAATTGGCTATCTACAAAGAGAAGCTGAAGGCTGAATTGATCGCTAAAATCAAAGAGGTTAAGGATAACCCTACCGACTCAGAAGCTGCCGACAGCGGGTACATTACCGGATTACTGGAAGTAAAAAGACTAATATCATGAGCCTACAACTATTCCTCGACGGCAATACCTGGAAGGGCGGAGAGTTCCCGGAAGGCGACTACTACAGTAATCCTGTAGCATCGGCCCGTGCCAGTGCGCTCGAAGTGGTTAACCCAGAAATGCTGAGCCCGAAAATATTCAAATTCCCAGGCGGTTACGGAATACAGATCGGAAAACTTGATGCTGAAACGGTAAAACCCGGCGTTCTCTACCCCTGGGACGGAGGAGCGGAGATCGGCGAACATGAAGAATGCGGACACCCCTGCGAGGATTATAAGGACGTTTGTCAACACTATGGCTGTGCTTACAAAGGCCGAAAGTTCCTCCGTCTCCTCCCCAAGGCTCCGGTAAAAGATAAGTACGAACTTTGGATGAATGGAGAATGGAAGGAAGTTGGTAACGACGCCTATCTACAAGGCATTAACAATAACCATTACGGCCGCGTAAATGGAGTTCCGCACAACGGAGAATCTCCGAAAGGAGCAGGTGATGATTATCCAGTAACTTTACCAAAAGAGGATGCAAAACCATCAAATCACCCTGAAAAGCATAGTAAAGTTTCCGGCATAGCAGCTATAGGAGTGCCTGAGTGCAACGAAACAATTAGCGACATGAAAGAGGATCTACTACCAAATCAGAAGAACAAGGGGCATAAAAAACGCGCTGAGTGGTTATCTTATTGTTTAAGTATTGGCTGGAAAAATGATCAACTTGATGATCTACAGAAAATATGGGATCAGCACCATGATGAAGCTGGTAATTTAGTTCAGAGCGCCCCGGTTAATGACGCTGGCGGAGGGAGGGAGTATCTTATTGAAGCCATTGAAGAAGCAATGGAGCGTGAACGTAATGCGTCTGAAGAGCATCACCCAACTGGTTATTATCTCGGACTTGAGGCAGCGATCAAAATAATCAGTTACCGGCCCTCCCCACAGGCAGAGGGCCAGGATACATTATGGTCTGAAATGTACACACGATGCACCAACAGTCAGGGCCATTTGCAACTTGATCTGGTTAAAAAGCTGTTCACTATAACTCGAAAACCATGACCGACCAACTGACCGACAACGAACTTATAGCTGAGTTCATGGGGCTTGTTAGAAGGGAGCCTAATAATAATTATAACCTTCCGCAATGGTGGCAGCCCACGAAAGACAAAAGAGAAAAGGGTAAATTCATCGGCTATCCGGAGCAACTTAAATATCATTCCTCTTGGGACAAACTTATGCCAGTGGTGGAGAGGTTACAAGAGCCTGAGATATCCACTGATGGTGACAAAATCATCAGAAGCGGCCTTGAGATCACAATCTATTATAAGGCTTGTGATTTATCCTTTACACCAGATGAAGACTTTGAAGACTGCGAGGATTTTGAAATACAAACCCAAGGTGAAACAAAGATGGAAGCTATATACAAAGCTGTCGTCGAGTTCATCAAATGGTACAATAACCAACAGAAGCCATGAGACCAATCGAAGTAAAAGTCAAGGTTGAAGCCGTTCCAGGTGACATAGTAGAAGTTTGTAATTATCGGCGCTCTGATACGTGGGAGCAGGGAGAATTGCGCGGTGTAGAAATAAACGTTGATAGGGATGGCAAGCCTACAGTACGCTATGACATTTGGGTGCACCGCACACCTACGCATTCAAGAGGCAGATACGGTTATTATCTGTGCGTACAGCGCGACAGGATCAATTTATTGCAAGAACACGAAGAAACCATTTAGATATGAACGCTGACCAGACAAAGAAGTACGAGGAGGCCGCGAAGGCTTATGGTGTTCTGAATGATATTTCGTGCCGTCACGTAATGTGAGGTGCGGTATAGTCAGAGTTTAGTTTAGGCCTTTCGGTGTGGGGTTAACCGTTTTTAAATAAATATTAAGTGAAGTCAGGTTTAGCACAGTACAGTTGTGCAAAGCATAGTAAAGGCCTGCCAGTGTGGGGTGAACTGGAGATTTTTTTATGAAAGGAAAAACAAAACCGAACGACCGTTAGCGTTTCACATGAAACTTTTTGAATTAAAAATCACTATCTTTAACTAAGTAATTAGTTGAATAATCAACCGATTTCGAATAAAAT